CTGGAACTGGAACTGGCATTATTGATGGTGTATTACCACCTAATATATCTGATGCTGGTAGTTCACAAATAGATATTAGAAATGGCAGAGTATATTTTGGTGAAACTATAGGACAGAGTGCATGTTTAACAAATGGAATGACTAATAGTGAATTTTTAACTAAAGTTATAAAAAGTAGACAAAGTATAGAAGCGCCAATTTTAGAAACAACAGCACAGGCAAATATACGAAAAATAAAAGATAACATTAAATATTAATTAATGACATACGAATATGAAATTATATCAGTCGGACCAAAAAAATCCGTAAAAGTTTATGAAGATGGCATTGAAATATATCATGGTGATTCGTCATTTACAGCTAGTGAGGATGTATTAATACAAGAGGCAATAATAGCTTTACAAGATACATATCCAGGCGTTGTAAATATGACTTTAAAGGGTGCAGAAGAGGAAGAAGAGGAAGAAGAGGAAGAAACAACAGAAGAGGAAATACCCGTTCAAACTGCGCCTCAAGAGCCAAAAGCACAGCCTGAGCCAGCACATGATCCAGTATATCGTGCAGAAGATTTTGATAGATCTCGTCCGTCGTCTAACGCACCATCTCAACAAGAATCTGAGGGATCAACTAAAGGCCGGATTTGGAATGTGTTTAAACCAATAATAACACTTGATGAACTTTCTATTAAGAAAGATGAGGGAAACAGTGATACAAACAATCTAGAAGATGTTATATCAGTAAGTTATCCATTTATAAAAATTAATGATTATGTGTTTGGCATTGATGAAATAGAATTTATGACAATAGATAGCCGTAATTTTTTACCGACTATATCTTTAACTGTTGTATTTTCAAATGACTTATTTATATCTAAAAATTTCCCAAAGGATGGAGATATAATATCTATTATGATCAGAAATAAAACTGATTTACTAAATCCTATTAGAAATGATTATGTGATTACTGGAGTAACTCAGCCATTAAAAAGTACTCTCGAGAACGAAACAACTACAATGACTTTCTTTGGTGAATTATTTATACCTGGTTTAAAAAGTTATCTTAGATCTGCAGCATATTTAGGGACTTCTATGGAAGCTCTAAAAGAAGCTGCTAAAATATTAGAAATTGGCTTTAATACTAATGAGGATAACACTGATGATTTGCAAATATGGTATAGTACTGGAATTGCAATGGAATTCTTAAAAGATATAACGTCAAAAGCATGGAAAGATGATAATTCATTTTTTGATTGTTGGATAGATGTGTATTATAATTTAAATTTTGTTAATATTCAAAAGGAATTACTTGCAGATGAATCTAAAATTGACATGGCTGCTCTATTAAATAATACTGATAGTGAATTTGATTATGGGATAGACACTGATGTAACTAGTCAAACGGCAAAAGTATTTTCTAACTTCATAGGGTTAAGATCATCAAGTAATTATATTACCAAATGGAAACCAGATAATAAAGCCTCTGCGATCACTTTTGAATATGGCACGACATCATCTCTAGCTTTTTTTGAACATCAAAACACGTTATTTTCTGATCCAGAGGGACAGAAATATTGGAAATTTGAAGTGCCACCTAAATATGATCCAGATAAATTAGATAGCTATATTTTATTAAGAGGAAGATCTACTTATGATCCAGCAATAAATACTGATCAAATGGCTCGGGCAAATTATAACTATACTGATTTATACACACGATCTCCATGGTTTGGTATTCAGTATACTATCGCTAATCCAGATAATCCAAATTTAGAATGGACTGGTAATCATCATAGTAATTATATGCGAGCACAATTACATAATTTAGTTAATTTAATTGAATTAGAAAAATTAAATATAGAAATAAAAGTACAAGGAACTAATACAAACTTTATAAAAGGTGAAAAAATTCCTGTGGTTATTATAAAAACCGATGCTGTAGAAGTTCAAATGATATATCCAGATTTAGATCAATCAGAAGAGATAGATTTCTTTTATTCTGGATGGTATATAATAAAAGGATTCAAATTAGAATGGGCTAAAACTGATAATATTTTATCTAATTTTAGTCAGACATTTGTATTAACAAGAAGAGAATGGCCGCCACCCGAAAAAATTAAGGCAGCAGAATCATTAATTGAAAATAACCCTATAGAATAATGGCAGTAAATGCAACACCAATAAAACTTCCATCAAAAAACATATACAAAGCATTTAGATCTCCTAAGGATTTAACTACAGGAGCAAATGCGATAGTGAATAATTCTAAAAGGTGGGATGAACCTACATATTTAACCTTTAGTGTGTTCTTTAAAATGGGTGAATCTGAAAGGTGGAGAAATCAAACTAGAGTTACAAACTTTGATAGATTTCCTCATCCATTGTTTAATAATTATATAGAAGATGATTATGATGCTAGAAATGAATATTCAACTATTCAATTTTTGAGAGATAATAATGAAACAGTTCGTGAAGAAATGTTAAGTCGATTTATAAGTGACTTAGATGATATACAAACATATTATCCTTGGTATTTTCAATCAGTATCAGGTATCAATTCTTTATTAAATGTTAAAACTGATAGAGGTCGTAGGGTGCCTGAAGATGCAAAGCTTTCTTTTAATGTATTAGAAGGTATTGATCAGAAAATGACAACACTTTTAAATTTATATAAAAAAGTAGCTTGGGATGATACATATCAAAGATGGATGCTTCCAGATATGATGCGTAATTTTGTAATGGAGATTTATATTACAGAATTTAGGACATTCCATGAATCTAGAATTAAAGATAATATAAATGAAACAGAAATAGAACCACGTAATTTTTTAGGAAACGTTGCTAATTACTTATATACAAATGTTCCAGTAGTACATAACGCAGTTAATGCTTTTAGACCAGCGTCAACAAATCCAGAGTATGTTGATCTTGTATTAGATTCTATGCGTAAAACTATGCCCACCATTAAAATTACATGTGAAAGATGTGAAATTGATATTAATAGTATTAATAAACATATCGATTCATATAGTGTTGGAGATATCCCCGAAATGCAATCAGTTGATTTTGATATAAAGGTTGGCCAAATCACAGAAGAACATGTCAACCCAATTTTAGATTATTTCTTCTTAGATAAAGTTATTAATGGTAAAGATAGAAGTATAGAACGAAATAATGCGCCAGCGAGCAGCGATGTACAAGATGCATTTGGTAGATTATCAACATTAGCTACAATCCCAATACAACATAATAAAAATTTAGCTGAAGAAGCTATTAGAACGTCAAGTACTAAAGGTAAACATGCATTAAACAATCCAGATATCGCTCAACAAGAAGCTAATGCATATCCAACGCATACTAGTGGTACGTCGTTTAATGAATTAGCGAATGATAAAAAAGCAATACATAGTAGATTAGGCAGCGATGGAAATCCACCAAGCTCTTCTACATTACAACCTGATTTACAATCTACATTGCCAAACACATGGGCTGGCAATGCTATTAAATTTGGATTATCAGCTGCAGAGAATTATGTCCAAGATAAAATAGCAAAAGGGGCAATGACTAAAATACCAGGATTAGGGATATCAGTTAATGAAGTAATTGCAGCTGCGGAATCTAAAGATTTTGTTACAGCATTAGGTATGGTATCTCAAGCTATTAATAAAGTAATGTTACAAACAGCTGGACCTTCTGAGGAATTAAACAAACCTATTTATAGAGCAACTGTACGCCAATATTTAAACACTATAGTACAATCCGAAGCTACTGAAGAATCAGCTATAGAATTAAAGAATTTTGCATCTAAAGCATTACAAGATAAATCATTGTTAGGTAGAATATTAGATTATTCAACAGCGACTGATTTAGTATCTGATGAATTGGGAGAAGTTAACATACCTCAACACATTGCAAATCCTTATGGATTACGTAATGCAGTAAATACTGATTCTAATAACGATAGATCTAGAGCAACAGATTTAGATGGAGATACTGATAATTTAGATCCACAACCTATCATATATGATGGTGTTCCAAGTAGCCAATTAGATGATACAAAGGGTATGCAAATACAAGATGATAAATCACAAGCTACTGATTTAGACGGAGATACCGATAATTTAGATCCGCAAACAATAATATATCCAGATGGACCTAGTAAAGCGACATCAAACCCAATAGTAACAAGTTAATATGCGAGCATTTAAAATACATGAAACGTTAAATTTTCAAGAAGATTTAGATCCATATAAATCAATGCAGGTTGGGCGATATGCTGAGCTAAAAGTGCTTAGAATTTTTAAAACAAAAGATACTTTTTTTATTGATGCTTCAAATGAAGAGTTTTATGATATTGAAGTGGGGAAAACATATAAACAGGATTACTATGAAGATATTGGTTGGGTAACCAGAGTGACATTGGACGGTGTAAAAAAGGGTTGGGCATTTCCAGATACGCTTGAATATATAGGTATAGATCCATTAACAGATAAACGTAATAATTTTAAATAATGATAGCAAAACCAGCATTTATGAATAAAGATCTCCATGACAATGATTGGATTGGGATAATAGAAAATGTGAGTGATCCTTTATTTTCGGGTAGAGCTCAAATAAGAGTTTTTAGGCTATTTGACGCTATAGCATCATCGATGTTACCATGGGCTACACCTATTAATTCTACTGTGATGGCCAGTGATGGAGCTGGATCTTTATCAGTCCCAAAAATTGGTATCATTGTACGAGTGCAATTTAATAATGGAGACATATCAGCTCCAGAATATGAAACTATTCAAAATGTTGATAGTCAATTAATACAAGCAATTAAAGATGATTATGAAGGAACTCATGTAATGTTATATGACCCTGAAGAAGAATTAAGTATGATTTATCAAAGAGAATCAGGGTTCACAGTTTTTTTAAAGGAATCGTTTATTCAAATATCTCAAGATTCTATGATAACTATACAACATGCTAATAGTGATTCAGTGATTCAATTAGAAGGAGAAAATTGTAATATTGTAACAAAAAATAAAATAAACATTTCTGCTGGAAGTACTGTAACTGTTAATGCTGATGAAGTTATTGCTGCTGGAAATCAAACAACGAAAATAGGTCCAGGACCTTATAATCATGCAATGTTGGCTGAACCAATGTTTGCATTATTAACTACATTAGCAACGGCAATAGATGCCAAACTACCTGCAACGCCGGGGGTTAACGCAAGTCTGGTTCAACAAACAAAACAAGCATCTGCTAGCGCAAATGTATTAATATCAACATAATGAAAATAGTTAGAGAAACCTTAAATTTTGAAGAGGATATGGATCCATATGCAAATTTGGAGTTAGGATCCCATGCGTTACTTAAAATAGGGGATTCATATAAGGTATTAAAAACGTTGACAGTAGATAGTACTTGGGGAAAATGGAAAGAGGCTGCAGATGGAAAAATGAGAATAAATAGATTAATGATAAATTCAATTCTTAAGTTAGATGAAATTTATGATGATGTATATGTATTTAGATTATTTCGTGATGGGAATTTGAGAGGGGAAGTTAATTGGTTTTTTGATAATTTCAATAAAGCAAAAAAAGAAAGTTTGGTTAAAAGATATGAAAATAATTAAAGAACACCTTGGTTTTGAAGAAGATATGGATCCATATATAGGATTAAAAATAGGAAAACATAGTGTTAAGGACGGTGATCGATACAAGCTTATATTAGATTTATATTGGAATAATGGCGGATGGGATAAGAGTATGAATTGGATTAAAGGTCATTGGACAGATAATAATGTCAGAGAAAATGCTGCTAAAATATCTAAAGGTGAAGAATTCACCATAGTCGTGAAATCAGAAACGATACAGATGAAATTTGATAGTAGATATCGATCCCAATTTTTTACAAAAGATAATTTTCATAATAAAACAAGACTTTTTTGGAAAAAAATATGAAAATAGGATTATTTAGAATGCTGCGATAACGTATATTTATGTTTATGAATAAATAAATATATGGGAGTTAAAGCTAAATTAAAGATAAAGGCAGATGCCGTAATTTTAAATGCAAGAATCACTAAAGAAAATCTTTTTTTAGGGGTGCCTCCTAAATTTAAAATCTTAAAAGTTGCAGCGCTTGCAATAGTAGATCCCATAATTAATTCAATCAAACAACAAATTTTAGCATTATTAGGATCACTGAGCTTAGAGATGTTATTGTCATTAGGACTGGGATTTTTATTTGCACAATTAAATAAAAAAAATAGTGATGATGTTAATGGTGATGGTGGATCTGAAACTTTAGGAAATGATATAGTTATATCCGATCAAGATTTATTAGATTCAGTTAAAAAAAATCCAGACTTAGCCGCAATTAATAGATTTATTGCTAAAGATTTTGATAAAAGAATGGCCGATGAATTAAGTGTTGCCTGTGCAAATGAAGACTTTAGTAATGATATAATTAAACAATTAGAAGGAGCACTAGGAGAAAAAGATTTTAATGGTGATGATTTTATTAATATTGTAAAATCTAATAGTGATTTTGAAAATGTTACTGATGAAAGTGTTAATTTAACAGGCGTTACTGAAAAAAATAATCCAGAAAATGCATTAGCTAATTTATTAGACAAATTTGGAAGTATATTAGCTATTCTTTTATTATTGTTTAGTATTTTTATGTTAGTTAGAGAATACATTGCTAGTAATAGATACCCATCGCAATTTAGAGGCAGAATATTAGGTGGTATTATACAAAGTATAACAGGTTTAATAAAAAGTATAATAAACAAAGCTGTCGATACAGTTAACAGCGCTAAAGATGCTGCTGTTAATGCTAAAGATGCTGTAATTAATACAGCTAATAGTGCTAAAGATACAGCAGTTGATACAGCTAATAGTGCTAAAGATACAGCTGTTAATGCTAAAGATTCTTTAGCTAGTGCTCCAACAAGTATTAAAAATGCTGCTAAAGGATTGAAAATTGATAAAGACGCAGCTAAGAAATTATTACCAATGCTTAATATTATGAATGCAATAATAATAGCATTGGGCGCAGCAGCATTAATTTATTTAAATAATCGGAAAAAAGGTCAAGAATTAGCATTTGAAACATTAGATATAGTTTCTGCAGAATCATGTGTTATATTACCAACCGCAAGAGAAATTACTGATGACAGCAATAATGGAGTATTAGAAAGCATAAATGGATTTGGACAAGCGATACCATTTAGTTATGATGGTTTTCCATGTCCAATAGATATCACTAATATCCCTATTGTGCCTCATATGCCATTTGAAGAAAAATTACTAGATGATTTTTGTGATGTTGATTTAGATTTATTTGATGAATTAATAGATGATGGTAATGGCATTAATACTGCCGGAGACGCTATATTTGAAAATTTATCAGATTTTGTATTTACAAAAAAGGTAAGGAAAAATCAAACTATAATACCAAATCAATCTATAGGGACTATAGGTGAAGATATTATTTATGCACCAGTTGGTGGAAAAATAATAAAAATAGAAGAAAATAAAATATGGCTTACTGATATTGTAGATGGAGGGTTTGCTCCAATACATGAAGAATCAGAAGTATTAAAATCTAAATATGTTGAAATTACAGATATAAAGGAATTTATAAGAGAATTTTATGGGAAATCACAATACCCTTCAATAGTATCAAGCGCAAAAGATCCAGAATTTACTATACCACCCACTTCTATTACTAATAGTGGTCCAATAGTAGTATATAATGATTTAATAGAAGAAACTACAATAATAAAAGAAATATATGAAACAAATATAAAAATTCTGGGTGGAGAAGATAATGTTAAAACTCAATCTGAAAACGAAAATTTAATAGGATTACAAAAAAGTATTGAGGATGAGGAAGATTTATTATTTTTAAATCTAAAAAATGCTGTTGGAGAAGCTAATGCCTTAGCTATACAAATAGCTGCAATAGAAGGTAATTATATTTTAATAGATTGGTATTTTCAATTAAAAGAAGATTTAGGTAATTTTTATAATCCAAATAATACAATTATTATAGATTTTCAAAGAAAATTAAATTCATTATTATTAGATCGTTTTTTTATAGAAGAGCATAACATACCTGAAATTAAATTATTAATAAATGAATTATTAAATGATTTAGATATTAGCTTAACAATAAAAGAATTTATCCCAACTTTAAATAATATATGGACCCAAAATATAGGATCTGACGCAATTAAATCTATAAAGGTTTATGTAGATCGCGTTGGTGAATCTAATACAAATATTTCGAAAACTGATAAAGCTCGATTAGCTAGTAGAATTACATCATTATACGTGTTTATTAAAGATGCAGAAGATGTGTTGTCTGAAACTAATGAATACATACCAGAAGGAGATAAAGTAACACGTGCTGCAACAGAAAAGAATTTCATAGATAATTATTTCAATGATTTATTTAAACGAATTAATGAAATAAATTTAGAAATCAAAAATGCAACAAAAATACTGCAAGACATGGGTTCATCTGCAGTACCTCCAGCAATTAGAAACATTGATGGGATAGATTATGAATGGTATGGATTAAAAGGTCGTGACCGCACCTGTAATATACCTGAGGTTGAAGATCCTTATCTTTCTCCATATACAACTGATGATTATAATCAATATAGATATTGGTTAAAATATTGCGCGTTTGCTACGTTATTTTCTATTATACCGTCTATTGTTGGAAGGGCGAAGGGATTCCCAACACCTCCTCCGGGGATACCGTTTCCAGTTATTTACATACCATTTTTTGGAATGATGACTAAATGGGGTATTTTTGCGGTTGGATTAACTATCACCGGAATTTTTCCATTTCCATGGTTATTATTTGTTAATTTTTCTACAGATTATAATACGCCTTTAGGAGATCCAACATTACCAGTTAAAAATAAAATACGAAAAACAAAACGAGAATTATCTCAAAAACTTAAGGATCATAATCAAAAAACGTTAAATGGTTATATTAAGACTTCAAATATTACAGTTACAGATATAAATGGAGATATTAATACCCTCGAGACAAATAAACAAACACATAAAATAAATAGGCCTACAAGAGAACGTAGTATCGATAGAATAGAAAATGCTCGAAATATTCAGACATATAATAGTAATTTAATTGATTGGAGACAACAACAAGGACAATATAGATTAGATATTTCATCTAAAAAACGTCAACGATACGAATTAGAACGGAAAAATAAAGTTGTTAAAAACGCCCAAGACGGAGATAGCACAGCATTAGGAAAAGCTAAAGATGCTAAATTGATAGCTATCAAAAAATCTGAAGATACATTAGATTTAGCATTAGATCAATTAGATATATTGATTGATAGTACTGATTTAATATTAAAGCCTTTGCCTATCACAATGAAACCAGACACAAGTAATTTTGGTTTTACAATTAAAAATAAGAAAATTATTTTAGAAATGGAAGATGATATTGATCAGCAAATTAATACGCCTGCAGTAAATGCTGTAATGGTGCCATTTGAAATGAAAGCTAATGATTTTATGAGTACTGGTTATACTAAAGTTGCTGGTGATAAATTAAATAGAGGTAAAATGACAAAAGCTCTAACATTGGCAATGCCTACTATGATTGCTAATGATCCATTTCCTAAATATGAAAATCTTAGTATATTAAATTTAGCATGGATTCCATTCCTTATAAAAAGCTGGGGTCCTTCAGGAGCCAAAAGCTTTGGTATACCATTTTAGATTACCACTCTGATAATGCTATACGTTTCCATTTAGATAAAGATTCAATCCATACGTACAAATAGTTTTCATCTGATGCCATATAAGTTTTTTGAACTTTAATATTAAGATCAGGCGGAAGCGTTGGAGCAATTTCTTGATTATTATATTTTTGTATAACTAAAGATTGCTCTATAGATAATTTTTGTAAATAACTGTCGTCTACAACAACCTTTATTTTCTCCCCAAATTTTTCTATGCTTATAATTTGGGGAGTTTTCCATGATGTAGAATCTAATATTAAAACAGCATTAGTTAAATCAGTTGCAGATTGATTTCTATAAAATTTCGGTGTAGTTCTTTTATAATCTGGCATTATGATACAGTTACCATTCCTTCAAATAATTCTCCACGTAAATTTCCATATGAATCATATGCTTCACCTTTAACGTTATATGTTCCTATTTCATCAAATACATATACTAATTGATTATTCCAAACCTTCATAACTAATTGATTATCATTTGTATTTCTAATAGTCCAAACATTTCTATGATTTAACATATATCCAGCTACATTATATGTAGCATCTAATACTAATAGACTACTAACGTCTATGTTAATGAATTGATTGTAACTATAATAATCTCCTTCAGTATTATATTGCGCATTTTCACCCCACTGTCTTAATACTTCTTCTTGATCAAATGGTATATTGACATATGTAAATGTATTATCCATATAATTTTGATTATAAAATGGATCATCATGATATATCTGAAAAGAATTATAATAATCAGTTGCAGTAATCACGTCTAATTGAGTACTATAATATTGACTAAACGTATGTTTTGCTGTTATTGAATATCTTGATGGATCATTCAATATATAATTAGAAATTCTACCCTCAAATACATGCTCAACACCATTAGATTCAGATATAGATGATGAATCTATTACTTTATATGCTGCCCCCATTTCAAAACCTGTACAACCATCTTTAATTATAAATGATACTAATTGCTCTTTAGCAAATGTATAATCTGATACATTTACAACCATATAATCTGGCGTAGATGCCGTTGCATATCGTATACTAACATTAGCACTATTAATTTGTCGTGCAGTTATATTTCTTAAATAAATTAAGGAAGATGCGTCATTTAACCATGTAGCGGGAAGTACTGGATTTGTTGTTATGAAATTATTTCCATCTATTAAAACTATACTCGCATCCATTTGTTCAATTAAATCATATTTACCTTTATCAATTAAAACAGCATTTATTGAATCATTTATATTAAATGACATAAAATCCGGATCTATTTTAAGCCCTTTGTCATTAGTCGTCATAAGTTCTATAGGGTCCTCTGATATCATCACAATTTTTTCATCACCATAAGCAGTTGCGCCCCATTCTGATTCAGTTATACCAGAATATGATGCTGTCCAAATAGAACCATCAGTAGAAGTCATAACTCGTATCGGCGTACCTGTTGAAACATCTAAAGCTGAATTAGCAACAAATATCCCATTAGTAAATGTAATATGTTGCCAGCCATTATTGTTAACGGCAGTACCCTTAAACCAATCAACGCCATTACGTGAATTCATTATATTGTTACTACCATTATTATCAAAAGCTGTTGCACAATAAATACCATTGCCATATGCTACGCCCGTCCAACTATTATTTTCGGCCGCTGTCCGTGCTGTCCAAACAGAACCATCAACAGATGTTCGTAAAAAATCAGCGCCAGAACTTGCAGTAGAAACAAAAAGATTATTTCCATGTGTTAATGCTCGCCATCCACTATTAGACGGTCCGCCATTATTACTAAACCAGGTACTACCATCAGTGGATGTAAGTGTACGAGATGTATTTATACCAGTTATAACAAATGTATTATTTCCAAATGTTATATTAAACCAAGTTGCAGATGCATATGGAAATGAATATTTAGACCACGTGATACCGTCATCTTCTGATTTCATATAAAAATTACCCGATCCAGGTATTATAAAAACACCATTTCCATATGCAATATTATACCATGCTCCCGATTGAGCACTTCGTTGTGTCCATGTAATGCCATCATCAGATGTTATAATTTTAGATGGGCCAGCTGCAACAAATATATCATTATCGTATGTGATGTATCGCCATATATTAGGAGATGATATTGGGGATGAAGATCCTTGATTTACCCATACACATGCATCAGTAATTATTGTAGTATCGATTAATTCAGTTAAATTATAAATTTTAGAAATAGAATCAGGTTGCGGCACATCTTGGAAAAATGTAATTGCTGGAATTTCTAAATATTCATTACCACTAGAATCTAGTTCTATACTTAAATTTTGGAGATGTATTGATCTATCAAAAATAGGTGTTAGATTTTCATTAATAAAATTACTTACATCAATTGTATTATATATAGATGGGTCGATACCAGCTGTAGAACTTTCAACAATAGAAGTTAATCGAGGATATTTAGTCCATACTTCATAAGTACTACTATCACCTTCAGTACTATAATAAGGATTATAATAATTATTATTCCAGCTATCCCATGAAAATAATTCTATTGCATAATCTCCTATATGATTAATTTCTAAATTATAAATACTATTGTCAACAACTAAAGATGTTACAGGATCAGCATTTAATTCTTCTTGTTGATAATAATATTCAGATGGATCATATTGAGATAAAGGAATTCTGCCACTTGAAAATTCTGTATTTAAAGTTATTGTTTGATCTACTAATACTTGATTGTTAGTAAAATTGATATGATTAGTTTCATAAATTACTTGATTAGAAGCATTTAATGAGCTAGAGTCCATTGATATTTTACCATCAACCATATCTAATATTAATTCTTTATTTTGTTCAAATACAGTATAATTACCGCTTCCATCAGTGGTTGAATAATTTTTAAATTTTAATAATGGAACTTTGAAATCTGAATCAATAGAATATGTTAAACTTGATGTCCCATCTAATAATACATTAAATATCGCAAATCCTGAATATGCAGTAATTACACCTAATGATGATTCCATAAAGTAATTTCCAACAATAGATGTATCAGGATAAATTTCATACATTATCTGGTCATCTTCCCATATATCATTATCTGGATTTCTAAAAAATGCTTTTTCGATAACCAATGAAGCGTTTGTTGAAGTGTCATAAAAAACTGAATCTTCAGCTATTAAATCATAATATCGAATTTCGTTTTCGTATATAAATAAAGGGTTCGTTACATATTTATTACCTAATACGCCAGCAGATTTATCTTTAATATGGGCTCTCCACATTATATCATTTATGTCAGTCATTGGAAATTTAAATGTAGGGCCAACGCGTACTAATGATGCATCAAAATTATTTATTAAAGAAGAATCAGTAGGTACAACAGTATATACTCCATCAGCGTTGATTGATGTATCATGATTATATCCATAAGTTATAATTGATCTATAACTATAATTTAAATCTTTAACTTTTGTTTGTTCTAATTCTAATAATGATAATCTAATACTTGAATCTCCTGATATTAATTCAGAGTTATTTGCTAAAGTAATAGGTGTAATTTTTTGTTCAAATATAGCATCAATTCCATGTTTTTGTACGCCATATATTAAATTCTTGAATGTCTCAAAATAAACACCTTCTCCAGTTATGTCAGTTATTCTCGTGTTGACTCCAATAATATTTTTTTCGAGCCATGTTTTTAATGCACTAAGTTTAATTAGTACTTCTTTAGTATTATATTCATATACGTTTTCAACGATAGGGGTTCCCCATTCATCAACTTCTCCAGTTTCTTTATTAATTTGATAAATTAAAGATAATTCATTTAATTTTTTAAGATTCTGTCTTTCTTCAGCAGAAAAATATAAAATAGTTTTTGTTCTATCTTTAGCGTTATATGGAATGTCTAATGCTAATTTTTTACTATGTTTAACATCTTTAAACCATTCTTTAATTTTCAGATCTTCATAGCCTAACCATTTTATAGAATTAATTAATGCTTTATATGTTCCAATATAAGGGGTTATATGGGAATAATCTAATACAGCGTTTTTACCTTTTTGATTTAATAATTTCCAATCCGGTAAATCCTCATTTATATCTGCATCCTTAAATAATTTCGGGAATTCTTTGGGATTTAGTTGAGGAGCTAAATTTTGTAATAATGTATCAAATCTTTCATCTTGAGGAATTGCTTGAGCATTTACTAAAAACTCGGCTTGTATATATTCTATTCCATCACGTAATTCATATATTCTTAATCTTCTTTCAAATACGCCCTCTTCATCAGATTTAAAGCCAATGTTTACAGTTATAGGAATATTATCAGCTAAAATATCAGTATTAATTTTTACTTCATCTGTCCACACAATTTCTTGTGTATTTTCATCTAATTCAAATAATTTAATTTCTGAATCTTCACTAACGAATCTAAATATTAATGAACTCTCTGCGTCATATGGTCTTATAAAAGCACCATTAGATTCTTCTAATATAGTTAAATGCTCGGTCTCGATTAATCCTTTAGATACAGTATCTAAAAATAATGCACCTGAAAATGATGTAGAAGGATAAATATAAATATCATTAATACTAACATCTACAGATTCAATGCCTTGAGAATTAGTAGGCTCTGGATTAAAAATAGAAACATCTATAAAATTTATAGATACATCTACACTAGTTAAAACTGAACTTGCACCCGTTGGATCAAACGTATAAGTAAGTAACGCAGATGTATTAGCCGGGTTATAATTATAACCCGGATTTTCGACCACAATTTCATTTATGAAACCGCTAGGATCTGTGACAGCATAAGCCTCTGCTGCAACAGCGTTAGTTGTATCAGTAGTAAAATCTATTTGGATATAAGAATCTTTATACCAATTAATAAAACTACCTTTTTTATCGAATATTTTCCAATTTTGTATATTCATCTTTTAATTAATATTTGTAGAGTCACGATCATGTGCGTAACTAAAAGTTTTTTTAATTGATTTAACTTGTTCTAACACCATTGTCAACATCCCTTCTATTCTTCCATAAAATGAAGTTTGTAAAGGATTAGCCCACAATTCAGGAGATGTTGTCTTTTTCAATATTTGATTTCTATAATCATACCCTAAATTCTTAAAATTATCATTTAAATGATTTGCTTGTTCATAATAAGGAACTCTAGATAAATGTCTATATTTTAACGAATTATCAGCATTAGATTTTTGTTGATTTCTTGCCATTACAATGTTTTATAATTTAATATTATTTTTTTGCATTCATCAAATTTTGTTATATTCGGTTCTATTAATTCTGCTCCCCTGTCAGTGTATAATCCCCAACCCCATACTTCATAGCCGTGTACTTTTGCTTGTTGATATGAAGTAAACAGAAATTGTAATGTATCATTTCCTACATCAATATAATAACCACCTTCTTGCAACTCTTTAAATTTAGGTTTTATGCTATATGCTTCGAATTCTCTTAATTTTTTTACCATATATTCTTCTCCTAAAGAATATTGACCAACGTTTAATGTCTTATATAGATTTCCATCTTGTTCAAAATTTTGAATCTCATATATTTTCTTTGCTTTCATATCTTATAAATTATTCACGATTGCGATATTGTTTTTTGTATTAAAGTCTATTGGTGTTGTACCTCTTATTTGAATATTTACATTAGATAATGCATTTTTATTAGTTGTATCTTCATAATCTATTTCTTTATAACTTGTAAAACCTCCTCTGATTAAAGGATATATATCTTTGACCGGAATATTATTACTAAAAGCATCTTCAACTGTTCGCTCTAAAATAATATCTCCATAATTATCTAATCCATATGTTCCATTATTATAAATATCTAAATTCTTTTTATCTGCATCAAACCATACGGTAACTGAATCGACTCCCTCAATATTTTCAATTATTTTAACTATATCTGAAAGTGGTAATCTATCTCTACGAGTATTTGATAAAAAATAATCTGATGTTTTAGAAATTATAGCTTCTCTGATATCATCATATTCAAACCCTTCAAAAATAACTAATGATGTGTTTAATACGAATCTTGGATATTTAAGTTTTAATATAGCATTATCTACTGTTAAAACTCTTTGACCGCTTTCTTCTATTAAATCTAATATTGCAGTCTTTTCAGCAGAACTTAACGAGAAATTACTAATACTAGTTGAATAATAATTATCAGAAGCAGCAATTCTTTTATTAACATCAGGTACTAAGAAAAGATAAACGGTATTATCATCTTGCTTTTCTTCATTAACAATAGTAGTCCAATGAGTTAATTGTTGATTTGCATTATCTAACTCTATTTTTTTAGATACAGTTTGATTGCTTGCAGCTCCAAATGTTCTTAATAATAATCTATATTCATCATTAATATTATCAAATATTGTTTGAGCTTGAGATGTTTTATCAGCTGCATATTTATCTTCAAACGTAGCAAATCCATTAATAGCATCAACAATTGTGAACATGTTTAATTTTCGTAAAAAATATATGTAATTGTTAGCATTTGCTAGAACAAATGATCTAGATACATGTGGAGCTAATAATCTTGTAAGATAAAC